CCAGAGGAACACAGGGCGTTTGACGTTAAAACAGTGACGGATTCGAGAGTGCGCTTGGGCTAGAGTGACGGTGCGGCTGCTGCTTACAGACATAAAATTCTCCAACGAAATTAATAAGTGCAGTCATTATACGACGAATTAAATTCGCCGTCAACTAGTAGCAAAAAAGCAACAGTTGACGCCTTTTTTGCTAGATTTCCGTCTTTTTTTCTTCGATTTTGTCTAGATATCCAATAGCAGCCATTACAGCACTATCTTTGTGGGGCATGGTTCTTACAAGGCGATTTTCTAGGTATATTTGGTATTGATTATTTTGTTTTATAACAACTGCACCTGTAGACAAACTAGTAAAAATTATTTTATTTTCGCTCACGATGAAATCGCCTTATAAATTTTATCAATTGCCGAATCGTATAATACAAACCAGCTTTTATCTGCATACCCAAATATACTTAATGCATAAGTGTCCATATAATATGGTTCCACAAGATTTTTAGAAATAGCCGCAGTCATTTTAACAGGAATGAACGTTTTATTTATTATCAATGGAATATGCAATGCGTCAACTTGACTGTATTTTTTAAAAAGTTTGAAGCCCAATTGGCTTAGTCTAAAGATATTTGTGCTATCTCCTCCCCATCGAGGAAATTGCCATATTCGATTATCTTCTAGTAAATTAATTTGATCGTTATTTGCACAGTTTTCAATAGCGGATTCGCTAAAATAACGATTAACCATAGACTGCCTATCAGCAATCTGTTGGCCAGATAGTAGTGCCATGATTTAATAAAACAACAGTAAATTTATCGGTTTTGAATTGGGCATTTAACTTTTTGGCTAAATTAATGGCGTGACCTTGATTACTGTGACTGACTTTTCGATATTTTGGACCAGGGTAATTAACTAGAATATTGGTTGTTTTTAAGTTAATTGGACGATTATCGTAAAATACAGCCCATACTCCGTCTGCTTCTAAGACTTGATCCGATCGATATGTAGATTTATTAATTGACTCTAATAATATCTGAGGCTTTGGGCGTGACATGCTTTATAGAATAGGTTAATACTCTATTTATCTGTAAAACTGCCCCCGGCAAAAGTGACTTCAACATCTTGACTTTGTTTATCAAATGCTGCTGCTAATACTTTTCCAATCTCTAGTGCAAGGTTTTGTGCCTGAGGTAAAGTTAAAATAATGCGTTGATTATTTGTTTGTTGTGCCATTTGCACAGAATCTAAAAATTGTTTAATGTGAGCCATATTCATAGTTTTTCCTTAAACCCATCGTAGTGTAAAAATTTCAGCATCGTGTTTATTACGAAACACAAAATCCATATGATTTTCGGTAGGATGAGTTGTAAACTTATCTCCTGGAAGACCAAATTTTTCTAATGCCCACGCACTAATAATATCCCAGCGCTGGATTTCTCCAAAACTGTCTGTCCAAGGTATTCTAACAGAATACACTGTCTGCCTCTTTTTGAGTTTTAAATGGTCCTGCAAAAGGATTACGATTTAAGTGTATAACTTTAGGACAAAGCTCTGTGCGCCAATCTCCATTGTAATTTATAGCGTAATAACCAGCCGCAAACCAACAACGACTTCGCCGTTGTTGTGTGTATACTGGGATACGCTGTATAATATTGTACATAGGATTGTAAACTGTTCCTACTGTAGGATATTCGGATACAATTGACGTTTGAGTAACAGGAACGTATTTTTCAAATTCAACATTGAATTTTTTACGAACAATCTCTGCATTGGGCAAAATTTCTTGCTGACCGCCTTGCAGTTTAACCACATATTGTCGATTAATTGAGTTTACACTGCCTACTTTTTTTCCATTTTCAAATAATAGCCAACTTTTATTTTTTAATACAGGTTTAGCAATTTTTGTTTTCATTTTTTTAAACTTTTGGTAAAAATATCAACATAATACGATGCTTGCTCGCCTAGCTTAACTAGCTCATGCCGTCCACAAAAACGTAGAAATTCTGTACCAATCATAGGACGAGCTTGTGTTTTCACCTCCGCAATTGTTTGCGTAATAATCTCGCGAACATCCTCGGGTTGAGCAGAAAGGTCGACAAGTGTGCGATTACGATTGTAATCATCTAATACACGATGCTCTGCGCCCTCGTGATCCAACCACTTTTGCAGCATAACATTATTCCATGCATAGCCTTTTCTATCACGGTCTTGGAAGGCTTCGAGCAGACCAACTGAGTTTTTAGAAGACTTAACACGAACTCCTGGATATGCACTAAACACATTATCACTGGTATCGCCACGCATACATTTCTCAAACAGCATCCACGCAGGATTGGGTGGTGGTTTAGTTTCTTTTGTTTTTTTGTCAACTACTGGTTGCCCGCGGTCATTATAAACACCGGTATGAGTAATCAACTCTCTATTAACGCCGTTATAGATACTGACATTTTCTGCAATTAATTGCATATAGTCACTGTCGGTACTAACAATAACATGGGCATCGTCGGGATGTGATTGCACCCACCCGGCAATTAAATCATCTGCTTCTAGCCTAGGGTGCTGCAATACAGTACAGTTGGTTTTGTTTTTAAGGAAATCAGTTAATTTGTCATAGGTTTCCCAAAATACTCTATCCTCTTCTTGCTCACGTGGTGTTAGCGCGGCACGTGAATCTGCACGATTACGTTTATAAGGCTGGTAATAGTCTTTGCGCCAACTACGGCCTTCTAAACAGAATACCACATGGTCAGCTGATTGATCACGCCAAGTTTTTTGTAAACTAGCCAAAGTTGTGTGAATGGCAAACCCTGTGCGCTCATTAAGATCGGCGCTGCGGCTAACAGTATGCCTGGCACGAAAAAACAAGTTAGCAGTATCAACAATAATATATTTCATTTTAACTATATTCGCTACGGGTTGCATCAATGCGTTTTTTTCTTACCAATGGCTGACTAGGGTCGTAGTTTTCCCAAGCATCCAGGGCAACGTAATGACAAATTTGCTGAAACCATTGATCAACAATAGATTCGTCACTATTGCCTTTGTATCCATTTTGTTTTAGCCATTTAATAAAATGTTCATTCCAATCTAGCTCAAAACTTCCTTGTCCGGGATTATCGGGATTAAGCTCAACTTTTACAATTGTAACCCAAGGTTCTTTTTTTTGTGTTGCTAGTTCTTTAGCATTTGGCTCTTCTTTAGTAAACAAACGTTTTAAAAAATCCATTACTTACCTTTACATGTACAATTACGACCTTGATTGCAATTACCTGTACAGCTAGATGGAGGCAATTGAGTAATAAAGAACAGCACAATCAAAGTCAACATAAAAAATATAGCAGCAAGAAACATCAAGTACCCCACGCATTGCGCCAAATGTCAACTTGAAGCCTGGCACTATAACGCCAACCACGAGCCATTGCCATCTCGGCTACTCGACGAGTATTGAGATGATAAACCGAATCTACACCACCAACTGGCATTAGATAAACAGGACCACCAAAACCAGCAGCACGGTATTCACTAACCGCTTGTTCAGCTTCTTTAACATCTTCTTCGGTAGCTACTACAAATTTTAAATATGTATAACCTAAATCCTGATATTGAATAATCACGTCAGGTTTGATAGCCTCTTCCCACTTTTCACCACTCACGCTTAATTTAGGACTAACACTAAAAGTCAACTTATCATAATCTCTGGCATGCCTAGTCCATTCTACAAACAGATAATCATAAAAATCATCGCTGATTTTCTGAGTACCATTTGTCTCAAATGTGATTTCTTTTAAGCCAGCCATTTCTTTATGTGCTAATAGCGCTGGATAACTGCGTTGCCAACCTAACAGCGGTTCACCACCTGTGATGACCAAATGTTCATCACGCCATTCACCATGTGGCAAAAGCTTTACAGTAGATTCAACAATAGCATCTACTGTGAGCATTGGGCTTAAATCTTTAAATGCTGGATCCCAACTAGCATAACTATCACACCCTGTACTTACTAGTGGCAAATCATCATAGCTTTTATAAGGATGCTCTTCATGAGTCAACCCAACTTGGATTCGTTCTACACTAACTTCACCCTTTGGCATACCAAACCCACTACAGGTAAAATTACATCCAAATGTACGAAGGAATACACTTGGTAA